TGACCGCGCTAGATGCGGCGTCGATGGCTCCCGTCGTAGGGATGATCCCTGGAGCTGCGTCGATGGGCATCGGCATGCTGCAGGACATGATGGACGAGCGCGAGGCTAAGCACCGTCCGCAGTACGAGTACTCAGAGGATCAGGCGACACCTGGTTACAGATCAGTCATGGAAGGTTATAAATAATGGCCCAGCAACCGCAGCTGCCAATTCAGCAGGGTAACACCCTCGGCGCGCTAGACCTCAAGTCCCGCGAGGACGAAGAGATAGCGCTCATGCAAGAGGAAGAGATTGAGCACATTGAGGACGTGCTCGACCTTGACCCCGGACAGGCCGAGGAGGAGCTGATCGAGCTGGAGGATGGCTCGGTCGTTGTTAACTACAAGCCCACCGAGGGCCCGCTAAAAGACCCCGACTTCTACGCCAACCTCGCAGAAGAGTTGGACGAGGGCGTTCTGGAGAACTTGTCGAACGACTACATGGAGTTCATCAAGATCGACCAGGAGGCTCGCAAAGAGCGCGACAAACAGTACGAAGAAGGAATTCGCAGAACAGGACTCGGCCACGACGCACCCGGCGGTGCGACGTTTGAGGGCGCGTCTAAGGTTGTGCATCCGGTCATGGCGGAGGCGTGCGTTGACTTCGCAGCGTCCAGCGCGCGTGAGTTGTTGCCGCCCGAGGGCATTGTCAAGTCCGAGATCAAGGGCGAGGCAGACCGCAAGCAGGTAGACACCGCGGATCGCAAGGTCCAGTTCATGAACTGGCAGCTCACCGAGCAGGTTGAGGAGTTCCGGGACGAGATGGAGCAGATGCTCACACAGATCCCGCTGGGTGGTTCGCAGTACCTGAAGTGGCGGTACGACACAGACCATCGCCGCCCAACGTGCGAGTGGATCCCAATCGATAACATCCTGCTCCCGTACTCGAGCACGAACTTTTACACGTCGCCGCGTATCACAGAAATCCAGGACATCACCGAGGACACGTACGAGCAGCGCGTTGAGCAGGGATACTACCGCGACGTCGCCGTGTACGTGGTCGACGAGATGGAGCTGGAGAAGCAGACCCGCTCCGCCAAGGCCAACGACAAGGTCGAGGGCAAGGACGCACCGTCCAAGAACATCGACGGCATCCGCCGCGTGTACGAGGTTACCTGCTTCTTGCGTCTGAGCGACGACAAAGAAACAGACGGCGCACGCGCGCCCTACATTATGTCCATCGACGAGACCACCAACAAGGTGCTCTCGCTCTACAGAAACTGGGAGGCTGGCGATGATCGTCGCGCGAAGATGGATTGGATGGTTGAGTTTAAGTTTATTCCTTGGCGCGGCGCTTATGCCATCGGTTTACCTCACCTCATTGGTGGGCTTAGCGCTGCTCTTACTGGCTCTTTACGTGCCCTACTTGATGCAGCGCACATTAACAACAGCCAGACAATGCTTCGGCTCAAAGGAGGAAGAATCTCCGGACAGAGCGACAAGATAGAGCCTACGCAGGTTCTTGAGATCGAAGGTGCCCCCGGCGTGGATGACATCCGCAAGTTGGCTATGCCGTTACCATTCAACCCACCGTCAACTGTACTGTTTAATTTACTTGGTTGGCTCACCGACGCCGCGAAGGGCGTTGTTACGACGGCCGAGGAGAAGATTGGTGACGCAAACGCTAACACGCCAGTGGGCACCACCCAGGCATTGATTGAGCAGGGCGCGAAGGTATTCTCAAGCATCCACGCCCGTCTTCACAGAGCGCAAGCAAAATCGCTTAAGATTCTTTCGCGTATCAACTACTGGTACCTGGAAGAGATGGACAACCAGTCGGGGACAGAGATTGAGATCCGCGACTTCGCGTCCAACAATGACGTGCGACCGGTCTCCGACCCCAACATTTTCTCGGAGACACAACGACTCGCGCAGGCACAGGCTGTGTTGCAGATGGCTAACTCTGCTCCACAGATGTACGACCTTCGGGCTGCACACCGGAGGGTTTTGAAGCAGCTAAAAGTACCGGCCATCAACGAGATCTTGCCAGATCCAGAAGGAATTAAGGAGTCAAACCCTGCCCTGGAGAACGTTGCAATGTCCATGGGTCGCCCCGCGGCGGCCTACCCAGGTCAGGATCACTTAGCGCACATCAAGGTACACTTGGCGTATGCTCAAGACCCCAATTATGGTGGCAGCCCACTCATTGGCCCCTCATTCGCGCCCCACGCGTTGGAGCACATCAAGCAGCACTTAACCTTGCACTACTTGCAGTCCATGCGCGCGTACGTCGCGGAGGCTACGGGCGGAGAGGACAAGCTCAAGCTTCTCGAGGAGCGCCCGCTCACCCTGGAAGATCAGCAAGCGCTCTCATTGGCCGCGGAGATGGTTTCACAGGACGCACAGGAGACATTCCAAGCGGCGCAGCCAGCGATCCAGCAGCTCGCTCAAAAGGTTCAGCAGGCACAGCAGGCGAAGATGGAGCAGATGGCGGCTCAGGATCCTACGGCGCAGGTCATCCTCAAGACTCAGATGGCGGAGACCAAGCGCAAGGCGGACGAGTCCCAGGCAAGGCTCCAGCAGGAGATGGCGAAGCACCAGCAAGACTACCAACTCAAGGTGGCCGAGCTGGAGCGCAAGGTGCAGGAGCTCGTCACGAAGTTCCAAACCGAGAACCAGATCAATGACCAGAAGAACTCCACGAACGTCGCGCTCGCGAACATCAACAACGCATCACGGGAGCGTGTGGCCCAGGTACAAGCCGGCGCTCAGATGGACGCGATGCAGGCGCAGCTCGCGCACGAGCAGAACATGTCCGCGATCGACGCGATCAACATGGCGGACGCGGACATGAGAAAGCACGGCATACAGGCCGAGCGCGAGGCGTTCATGCAGCAGGCTCAGGCCACGCAGCAGGCTATCGACGCGCAACAGGCGCAGAAGAACCAGATGATGGACATGGAGCACCAGGCTCGCATGGCTAGCATGCAGAACCAAAACCAGCAGCAGAGCAAGATGATGGACCAGCAACAACAGATGAACATCGAGCAGATGAGAGCCGGTGGAATCACCAAGAAACCAACCAAAAGGGAGAAGTAAATGGCAGACAGCAACCTACAAGGATTCCGCCAAACGTACCAGGAGACCGGTAAGCTATCGAGCGGCGGCGGCCCCGACAACAAAAAGCTAGACGCTGGCGCGTCCGGCTCGCACCGCGACAACAACTGGAAGCGTGGCGCGGCACAGGCTAAAGTAGCTAACAACAAGCCGGTCGGTCCGTACAACAACCTGAAGGGCACGAGCGGCTCCCTCTACTAATTAGGGCGGAGTTTCTCTAGTCCTTGCATATGTTGTTATATGCGGGACTTAGTAACCGAAATTATCCGTCGCGTAGGCGACGAGGTCAGATTAGTGGACTCCACGCTCTGTACGGGCGTTGGGATCCACAACCACGAGCAGTACAAGAACCTGCTCGGTAAAAAGGAGGGCCTGCAACGGGCCCTGGACGAGATCAACCTGATCCTGTCCGAAACTGAAGAGGCTGAATAGCCTAAGAAAGGAGTGCCGAATGGCATTTGATTTAGTGCAGAAAGAGGAGCCAGATCTACGCACGGAGGCGGAGTGCTTCCCAGACCTAGACCCTGGCATTGACGTCGCAGGCGACCGTGTGTTGGTGCAGCTACGACGCGAGAAGACAACGAGCAAGGGCGGGATCATTCTGGTCGATGAGACCAAGGCAACCCTCAGGTTTAACGAGACGGTTGCGAAGGTCAAGCAGATCGGATCCCTGGCGTACAAGAGCCCGGACACGTTAGAGCCATGGCCCGAGGGTCCCTGGTGTAACGTCGGAGATCTTGTGAGAACCATCAAGTACGGCGGCGACCGATTCGTGGTCAACCCCGACGATGGTGGCGCACCGGTGGTGTTCATCACCATACAGGCGCGCGAGATCATCTCCAAGATCCGCAGCTTTGAGCACGCCCAGCGCATGAAGGCGTTCGTTGACTAAAACTTTGTAGAAAGTGGAACATGGCAGAGAAAGACGAGAAAGACCTCCCCATAAAGGAGCAAGAGGACGGCACGGTACTGGTCGCCGTGGAAGAGGACAAGGATCCCTTTGAAGATCAGAAAAAGAATGAGAAGGCGTCCAACGACGGAGCTGATTCCGACGATAAAGACGACGATGGAGATGACGACTCCGAATCAAACGTGGCAGCTGACGATTCTTCCAAAGGCGACGATGGGGAAACTGACGAGGACCGAGAAAGAATTCGTGAGGCTCGTCGAGAGGAGAGAAAGCTCAAGAAAGAGCTTGCCAAACAGCGTGAGGCGTCTTCTAAACATAAAATAAGCTCGCTTGAGCGCAGGAACGAAGAGCTGGCCCGGCGGCTGGCAGCGGTAGAAAGCACCGCGGCTTCTTTCCAGTTCGCTCAGGTGGACAAGGCGATCGACGACGAGACAACCCGCGTCGAGTACGCAAAGATGAAGCTGTTACAGGCCGCCCAGGCGAACGACGCCGCGGCCCAGGTGGAGTACCTGGAGCTACTACAGGAGTCAAAGAACCGGCTCTCCCAGGTGCAGGCCTACAAGAAGCAGCAGATCGAGAACGCGAAGCGGCCAAAGCAGAACGTTCCCGACGCGGTGTCCGAGTCGGTGCGCGAGAACGCAGAGTCTTGGATGAACAAACACAAGTGGTACGATCCACAAGGGCGGGACACGGACAGCCGTATCGCCAAGGTGATCGACCAAGAGCTCGCCGCCGATGGGTGGGAGCCCTCGGACCCAGAGTACTGGGACGAGCTGGACAGTAGATTAGCATCACGTTTACCTCACAGGTATGCGGCCAAGGGCGCCTCAAAGCGCACCAACCCGGCACCGTCTGGGCGGTCGTCGAATCCGGGAGCAGGACCCTCCGGCACGACGTTCACGCTCTCACGTGAAAGGGTTCAGGCGATCAAGGACGCTGGGGCGTGGGATGACCCGTCAAAGCGAAACCAGATGATCAAAGCATACGCGTCGTACGACAGACAAAACAAGGGGTAAAACATGGCTAATACAAGAATCAAGCGTGACTTAGATGACCGTCTTCAGGACCGCGTCAAAGAAGTCAAGGAACGGAATACCGCGAATGCGGGTGATATTGAGCGCAGAGAAAGGCTGGAGGCCTTTCGTGATAAGTGGGCAAATAGCGCGTTGCCCGAGATCTCCAAGGATGCTATCCCTGGATTTCACCTGTGCTGGTTGAGCACCACGAACCAGTACGACAGTATCGACAAACGATTAGCACTAGGCTATGAGCCGGTGAAAGCCGCGGAGTTAGGCAATGGCTTTGAATCACTGGGCAAGATGAGTTCAGGCAAGTTTGAAGGCTGTGTTAGTTGTAACGAGATGGTTCTCTTCAAATTACCAGAAGAGGTCTACCAGGAGGTTATGAAGATGCTCCACCTAGAAGATCCATTGGAGCACCAGCGTAACATCACATCGGCGGTTCGTGGTAACTCGCAAGAGTCCAAGGGCGGACGATCGATCCTGGAAGGCGGTATCCTGGAAATGGAAAAAGAGGCCGCAAAAGCCAGAACGAACATTCGTTTTGAATAACATTCTTCAACAAACAAAGGAAATCTAATGGCAACGACATTAAAACCCTTTGGTCTGAAGCCCGTGTACCACCCCAGCGGTCTTGATCGTGCGACTCCTTTTGTCGGCACGAACAGCTACATCGCCGGAACCACGTACACCGCACCGTACTCGCTGAGCTCTGGACAGTCATTTTTCCAGTTTCAGCCTGTAGGGCTTACATCATCAGGCCAATTGACCATTGCCGCATCGGCCGCCGCATCTGGCACCGTGTACGGCGTATTTGACGGCGTGGAGTTCACCGACTCCCAGGGACGTCGCTCTGTGGCTAAGGGCGCATCCAAGGCTACCTTGGACGCATCCAGCGACATCGTATTCTGGATCTTCACCGATCCTGAGATGGTGTACGAGGCACAGGTGAACGGTTCTGCTACGACCGCCTCTATTGGTCAGCAGTACAACTTTGAGACCGCAACGGGACTAACACCCGCGAGCGGAACCTCCATCGGCAACGGTGGCGCGTTCTTCTCAACCTGCGCTCTGAACGACACCGCAGTCGGTACCGCAACACAGGGTCAGGTCCGTGTTGTTGGTTTGGGCCGTGAAGTTGCTTACCCCACAGGCGAGTTAAATGCTTGGGGTGACGCTTACACGATTGTTCAAGTCAAGATCGCGAACAACACGTTCGTGTATCCGATCGCTTCGGTCTAATTAACGAAAGAAAGGATTAAGCAATGGCAACCCCAATGCGTAGTACGGACTTTCGTGCGGTAGTCGAACCGATTATCAACGAAGTCTTTGATGGTGTTTATAAGCAGCGTGATGATGAGTGGAAGGGTTTCGTAAGCGAGATCCAGGGTATTCCACGTAACTATCACGAAGAAGTGATGCTCTACGGCATGAACGCAGCTCCCGCAATGCCCGACGGAACTCCTGTTTCGTACGATCAGGGCGGTACGCTGTACATCACCCGTTTCATCTATCAGATCTATGGCCTGGCATATGCCCTGACCAAAGTACTGATGGAAGACGGCGATCACATCCGTATCGGCAGCACCTTCGCCAAGCACCTGGCTCAGTCCATGATTGAGACCAAGGAAACGCTTTGCGCTAACCTGTTGAACTTTGCCTTCACAGCCGGCTACGTCGGTGGCGATGGCGTCACGCTCGTTAACACCGCTCACCCGGTTGCTAACGGCCTGACCTACAGCAACGCGCTCACAACCGCCGCTAACCTCTCGCAGACCTCGGTCGAGCAGATCCTTATTCAGATCCGCTCCGCGATTGACAACAACGGCAAGCGTATCCGCCTCAAGGCAGAGCAGTTAGTTGTTCCTCCCGCGCTCGAGTTCCAGGCTGAGGTCATCCTCAAGTCTGTTCTCCGCTCCGGAACCGCTGACAACGATCTGAACCCGATCAAGTCAACTGGAATGCTCCCGAAGGGTACGCACGTCGTAACCCGTCTGAGCTCCTCCAAGGCATGGTGGGTACAGACCGACGCTGAGAATGGTCTCATGCTCGTAATGCGCCGTCCCATGGAGAAATCCATGGAGGGTGACTTTGAGACTGACTCCATGCGCTACAAGGCCACCGAGCGCTACGCGACCGGCTGGCACGACCCCCGTAACATCTACGGAACCGCAGGCGTCTAAGCAACAAGGCAGCAAGAAGAGCCCCAGAGTGACCCTCTGGGGCTTTTTTATTGATTTTTGTGCATAGGTAGTCATAGGAAGATTTACCCCGCCTGACCGCCCCTCTCTTCCTGGCGGACGGCTTAGCGACAGCCGGGGAAACCTCTAAGCAAGGAAAATAACATGTCAACGACATTTACCGGCCCAATTCGGATCGGCACACGCCAAACCACCAGCAACGACGGCACCATCTCCACCAGCAACTACGGCGCGGCTGTATGCTCACGCCAGGTAGCGATCGTGGCAGGCGCCGCGGCAACCATCGTAATCCCCGCGGGCTCTATCATTCACAGCGTCAGCGCCTACCTAAACGTAGTCGGGGCAGCATCCCGCGCCCTTTCGATCGTTGGCGGCGGCACAACCACGGCTCTCGGCACTATCACCACCACAGCCCTTGGACAGATCGCCCCCACGTTAACGGGCTCCGCAGCCGTCGCTAACCGTCTAGCCAACGTCGGAACGTCAGACGTTACGGTTACGCTGGCTTCTGAGGCAGCTTCTGCCGGGGTTCTTTCCGTGGTTTACACAGACCGCAACTCTGACGGCACGATCACCCCGACGGGCGAAGGCTTCACTAACAACTAATTGGAGATAACACCATGCGTCAAACAACAGTGACGGCGGGTGTTAGTGGTGCAACGTCAGCGGTAGTCCTTGACCAGTACCAGAACCCGTTCAGCGTATCGTACGCAAAGACGGGATCTGGCACGGTTGAGGTTTCGCTGACAGATCCATTTCCTGTGCAGAACGGTGACTTTGTTACCGCCACCTTCACCTGGATCACAGCCCCAACAACCTCCCCAAACGCCGCGGGCTTTCTTGGTCAGCCGTACCGTGCCATTCGCCTTTCAGGTGGCACGGCCGGTGACACTCTCACCGTGGTCCAATCCGGTGTTAAGGGCTAGTAGTGTCCGTATACCTCGACACCAGGGGTAAGTCAGTCCTGTCTGTGGCGATCTGTGATCGCTGCAACAGGAAGTTTCCGTACGTCGACCTCAAGCCCGATCCCAACTTCCCTGGGATGCGGGTTTGTGAGGCCGACCTTGACAAGTTTGATCCGTGGCGATTGCCCGCGATCCAAACAGAAAACATCGCGCTAAGATTCCCAAGACCAGACCAGAGCGTCGCAACAGGCCCAGTCGGCGGCAGGCAGCTGCAGACACAGGGCGCGCCCAACGAGGCTGGCGACTCCTTCTTCATAGACCAGACACCCGAGCAGCAGCGCACCGCGGGCGAGTCTGGCGACCTAACAGACTGATACCATGGCCGACCGTTCGATATCACAACTACCAGTAGCCGGCCCCCTGACCGGCAACGAGCTCGCCGTTGTCGTGCAGAACGGCATCACCAAGCAGACACAGACACAGGACCTGGCGAACCTTGGAGGTCCAACGGGCCCCACGGGCGCGGTAGGGCCAACCGGCCCGACTGGGTGGACGGGGCCAACAGGACCCTCGGGACCAACAGGACCCACAGGACCAACCGGCGATCAGGGACCTCTGGGACCAACCGGGCCAACCGGAGCGGGTGACACCGGACCAACAGGGCCAACGGGGCCGACAGGGCCCGCGGGCGGACCCACAGGACCAACCGGACCCACGGGCGACACCGGGCCAACCGGCGCAACCGGTGCGACAGGTGCCACGGGCGCAACCGGAGCAACCGGCGCCTCTGGCGCTACGGGAGCAACAGGTGCCACGGGAGCTACAGGTGCAACGGGCGCTACAGGCGCCTCTGGTGCGACGGGAGCAACCGGAGCCACTGGCGCTACGGGGGCCACAGGTGCTACAGGTGCAACGGGCGCCACCGGCGCCACAGGAGCGACGGGTGATACTGGACCAACAGGGGCTACTGGTGCCACCGGCGCCACGGGCGACACCGGACCAACCGGCGCAACCGGAGACACAGGACCAACAGGAGACACAGGACCAACCGGTGCAACAGGAGCCGCCGGAGACATCTACTCCACCAGCTCCGTAACCGCGCTGACCATCTCCGTAGGGTCGAAGACATTTGGAGTGGGCCAGGGCCTGGCTTACATCCCAGGCCAGCAGATCGTTATCGCGCACGACGCGAACAACCTGATGAACGGCGTCGTGGACTCGTACAACACCTCCACGGGTGTTATGACCGCCACGGTATCCTCAATCTCAGGGTCGGGCACGTACACGTCGTGGGACGTTAGCCTATCGGGCACACCAGGACCACTCGGGCCAACGGGACCCACCGGGGCAACCGGTGCCACAGGCGACACGGGAGCCACCGGCGCGACGGGTGCAACTGGTGCAACGGGCGCTACAGGTGCAACAGGTGCCACGGGTGACACCGGGCCCACCGGAGCAACCGGCGCTACCGGAGCCACGGGTGCTTCTGGAGCCACGGGCGCAACTGGAGACACAGGACCCACCGGGGCAACCGGCGCGACTGGCGCAACCGGCGACACCGGCCCAACGGGACCGGCCGGCACGTCGACAGGTCTGACGCTGTTCTTAGACGGCGCGACCGCAACCGGGCCGCAGGCCTACGACCTACTGGTTGTGCCGAACACCGGCGCGCAGACAGTCCTGTCGATCAATACAAACTCAAGCACGGCAGCACTTCTCGGGTCGTTCGTGACAGCGGTCGGCGTTCCTAACAACACCTCATTCGTGGGCGGTCTTTGGGAGCTGTACGCCTGGATGAACCACCAGTCGGGTGGGAGCACC